ATCTGTAACTGCGGAAGGAACAATTTACGGAGTGTCTGCTCAACTATCAAAAGACGAGACAGATACAAGTGATTGGAATGAAACAAAACAAAAGTTCGTTGAGAATATTATCCGTAAACACTACGAGACTTATGGAGCAGAATAGTACCCACAACATAGAACCTCAATACGAAATCAAAGACTCTAAGATTCTCACCAAATTATATGATGACCTTAAAAAAAGAGAGAAGAAAGGTTTCTTGCAGTACGGAACAACAGTTGACCGAACTGACTATGACCACCTAATGTGGCTACAAGAAGCATACGAGGAGTGCCTTGATATGGCTGTGTATTTAAAAAGTGCAATCGAAAAAATAAAGAACAAATGAAATACGGATCAGTATGCTCGGGTATCGAAGCTGCAACAATGGCTTGGCACTCATTAGGATGGAAACCACAATGGTTTTCTGAAATAGAACCATTCCCATCTGCTGTGTTACAGCACCACTACCCAGAAACCCCAAACCTTGGGGACATGACTTTAATTCACTCAAACCCTATATTTAATGAAACAACTATCGATGTTCTCGTTGGAGGAACTCCCTGCCAATCATTCTCAGTTGCAGGTCTCCGAAAAGGAATGGAAGACCCTCGTGGCAACTTGGCCCTTGAATTCTGTCGAATTGCTGACAAAGCAAAACCCCAGTGGATCGTTTGGGAAAATGTCCCCGGCGTCTTGTCAAGTAACGGAGGAAAAGATTTTGGTTCCCTCCTCGGGGCGTTGGGGGAACTCGGGTATGGGTTCGCCTACAGAGTTCTTGACGCTCAACACTTTGGAGTCGCACAAAGACGCAGAAGAGTCTTTCTTATCGGATACCTTGGAGATTGGAGACCTGCCGCAGCGGTTCTATTTGAGTCAGAAAGCCTGTGCAGGGATATTGCGGAGAGCAGAAGTAAGAGGCAAAAAGTTACCCGAGCGATTGAGGGAGGCCCTACTCCATACCGTAAATCAAGCAGAGCAACAACCAAAGACGGATTAGAAACTTGGGTAGAAGACGAGGTGTCAAATACATTGAATTGTTTTGATGTGGGAGACGTTAGGTCTACTGTGTCTGTTGTGGAAAATGGGTCTTGGTGGGACGGAGGGCAAACAGCCGCTAGTCTAACCACTCGTTGCCATGACCAATATATGCCAGATAAGGGACACTTCTCTGCTGTGATTCAAAATGAAGAAAAGACTGCTATTTGTTTTAAAGTACGAGGCGGTGTTTCTGAGAATTCAGGAATACAAGGCGGTGTTCCTGGTAAGTCAGCAGGAAAGGGTTACCTTGGAAGTGAGGAAAAGTCTTTCACTATTGCAACATCACCGGATCAATGGTTGTTTGAAGACAAGGCGGTAGCCGTTGATATGTACAACATGAGCATCAACGAGCAGACTTCTCAAACTCTTTCATCCTCCGCTTCGGATATTAATCACACAGGTGGTACAATTCAGAACGCAAGAGTTCGTAGACTAAGTCCTGTGGAGTGCGAGAGACTGCAAGGATTTCCCGACAACTTTACAAATATTCCATATAGAAAAAAGGAAGAGTCTCCCGATGGGCCGAGATACAAGGCACTTGGAAACTCAATGGCTGTCCCTGTAATGGCGTGGATTGGCAAGAGAATTCAAGAAGTTTCTGATATAATTAACCAACAAAACAATGTCGAAAACAAATAAAAAAATAGTTTCGGTAGTTTTACTTATCGTAATAACTTGCCTAGCATTGAATTGCACAACAAATAATTACTACCCTGTAAACAAGATAAGTTACCCTAATGCCGATAGTTCTGTTAAAGAAATATGTGACAGCACAGGAGTGGACTTCAATACAGTTGGAACAACAACAGACCCTGAATGAAGACAGTAAATAGTTTAAGCGGAGGGAAGACATCTTCGTATTTAGCGGTTCACTACCCGGCTGACTACAATGTCTTCTCTCTCGTGCGTACAGACGATAAACGAGTTCTCTTTCCAGACGAGAAGGTGAGACAGATTGTTTCTGATAAGATTGGAAAGGAATTCATCGGCACTCTTGAGGAAGACACAATTGTGTACACAATGTTGGACCTTGAGCAATACATCGGGCAAGAAATCATATGGCTAAGTGAAACAACCTTTGAGAAGGTAATCAAAGTTGCTGGGGGTTACTTGCCAAATGTAACGAGAAGATTTTGCACCTCTAAAATGAAGGTTGAGCCTATTGCCCAATGGTGTTATGAGAACACAGAACTTCCTATAGACATGAGAATTGGATTTCGTGCAAACGAGATGAGTCGTGCAAGAACTATGTTGAACAAGGCTGAAGACGGAATAGAAATGTTTAAGTTTAAGGTAGGCGAAAAGAACGGAAGAAAGAAGTGGAAGACATTGCCATATCGAAGTGTATCATTCCCCCTGATCGAAGACGGAATATTCAAAGACGCTGTAGAGACTTACTGGAAGGACAAGCCTGTTCGTTTTGCTTATAAGAACAATTGCGTAGGTTGTTTCCATCGCAACGAGATTTTCCTCAACCACATGAGCAAGAGGGACGAAAAGCAGTTTGATTGGTTCATGAGAATGGAGCAGGAAAACAACTGCACGTTTAAGAACGGAATCACATACGAAAAGATAAAGAACTACAAGATGCAATTGGATCTCTTTGATGAGGACTTTAACGACTGCGACTCTGGATATTGCGGACTATAAAAACAAATACGATGAATAAATTTCTAATGGCAGCTGTCATCATAACAGCAATAATAGTATTCCTCTCCTACTTTGGAGGTGATAACAATAAAAAAGGATTTCAATCATGACAGTTACACTAAACGAATCGGAAGTTCACTTTTTGAGAACTATTGCCTCTACAAGAGCATTTGTAAGCAGAAGAAAAAATGTGTTGGACCAAAAGTTTGCCTCGGATAAGTCGGGGTTTGAAATAGACTTTGACGGATGTCTTTCGGAGTACGCTTTTTGCAAATGGCACAACATACACTTCAGCCTCTCTTTTGGAGATGATACGGCAGGTCAACCAGACTGCGTGTACAAAAATTTGACAATAGATATCAAAAGCACTCGCCTTCCAAAAGGGCGTATGATTGTCAAGTTAAATTCTCAACCGATGGATATGTATGTCCTCGCTATAGTAGAAAATGATTACACTATCCGATTCGCTGGATACTCTCGTTCAGAAGATATAAAAAAAGATGAGAACATTCGTAACCTTGGAACAGGAGATTCGTATGTACTAGAACAAGATCAACTATTAAGATTTAAAGAAAATGCACACAAAAAAAATTAAGAAGACATTCTTCCACGATCAGGAGGAAGATAAATTCCTAGAAGTATCGGAATGGGCCAATGGCGCAGGAGTGGATATTGCCATAACTAATGACAAGGGCAGACAATTGATCCCTCTCTCTTATAGAGACGCAAAGAACCTAAGAAGACTAATCCGACATATCCTAAGACCGAATGTTGATTAGAGGTTATTATATCGAGGCTTTGGAGGTCCTAACCAATAGCGGAAACATAAACTTCTTCGACCTAACTCCAACAGAGCAATTAGTAAGAACTATGTTCGACATTCGAGATGTGATGTCTATACGTCAAGTGGATGAATTGGTTCCGGAGTATGCTGTAATAGAAATAGGCATGGGAAACCCACGCCTATTCAAATTACCTTACGAATCAATTAAGTCTATCTTTATGAACCGAGATTCTATCTAGTCCACTCCTTAGGACCACGACAAGACTTCGGGATTATACTAATACCTTTCTTTGTTTTAGGTGTATTAGTAGACATATTTTTCTTACCACCCTTATCTGGTTTAACTCTATCTCTCCAATCTTTTTGCTTAGGAGTTTCATTGGCAGGAACTCCTTTGTAAGAAATGGTTTTTACAGACTTGTCAACCTTTTGCTTTTTAATCCCCTCGTTAAGACTTTTATTTAAAGCTTTCTCTTCTCTTCGAGCCTGTCTCTTTTCTTGACGAGGGTTTTTATCTGTAGACATTCCTGTAATAGGGTTAGTTTTAGAAGTGGTGTACATTTTAGCCATAATTTTATTGTTTTTTATTTCCGTATAAT